GTGCTCAAGGTGCTACTGGTGCTCAAGGTGCTACTGGTGCTCAAGGTGCTACTGGTGCTCAAGGTGCTACTGGTGCTCAAGGTGGCGCAACCGGTCCATTATTCACGTTAGAAACAGCTACAGGCGCATCTGGACCAGCAGACTCTTCAGTTGTAGTGGAGAGTGGAGATACTGTCAGATTGTTTAGTACAGGTAATAGTATTACTTTAACCACTGGGTCTGTTCTTCTTAACATAGAACCTCCTTTCAAACTTGATACAAGTACAAATCTAGTCACCTATAATACTGCTCATACATTGTCTATTACCCAAGCATCTTTTGTGATTCCAAGTGGAACTATTACAACACCTGGTATAAAACTGGCATATGACGTAGAAAAGGGATCTTTAAATGTAGGCGAATTAACTTCTAACCAGTGGGATACAAGAGGGTTGAATAGCATCAACACTGGCGCAAGTAATATGGCAACCGCTAACAACACTGCTTGCATTGGTGGTTTTCTAAATCATTGTGAGGCAAATAACTCGGTTATTATCGCAGGTGGTGATAACTACATTGAAACTAGCGGTACTACTTCATGTATTGCAGGTGGTTCACAAAATCAGATCTTTGGTGGTAATTCTGGAGCTCTTGGCGGTCAGAATCACTTCCTTTATGGAACACGTTGTGCTACGGTTGGAGGGGGTGGTAATGGGATTGGTAACGTAGTTTCCGGTGATGCTTCTGCAATTATTGGAGGATTCTCCAACACTATTACATTGGCCGACAACGCAGTAATTTTGGGTGGCAGTAGTAGTACGATTTCAGCCGATAATTCTTTTGCAGTTGGTCCAGGTTGTACTGTAACACACTCTAACAGTTTTGTATTTTCAGATTCAACAGGGCGTTCTTCTATGGCAAACAACAGTGTAGTATTTGGTGCCGCCGGTGGATTTCATATTTTTGGAACGCTTTCTAAAAGTGCTGGTACATTCTTGATTGACCACCCGATAGATCCATTTAACAAGAACTTGGCACACAGTTTTGTTGAGAGTCCTGATATGAAAAACATTTACGATGGTATTGTCACACTTGATACTGAAGGTAATGCTACAGTTGAACTACCAGGTTATTTTGAAGCACTCAACCAAGACTTCAGATATCAGCTTACAGCTATAGGTGCTGCATGTCCTAATCTTCATGTTGCCTCAAAGATTGCTGACAATCGGTTTACCATGAGTGGTGGAGAGCCTGGAGCCGAAGTGTCATGGCAGGTGACCGGAATCCGTAAGGATGTCTACGCAGAAAAGAATCGTATCCAGGTTGAAGTTGATAAGGAGAACCCTGGAACGTATCTGCATCCAGAATGTTTCTAAACGTTTAATATATGCCTACTACTAAGAAGAATACGGCTAATGCAAAAACTAACGGTAAGACTGCTGCCAAAAAGACAAGAAGGACTACTACAAACCGGAAGCTGAGCGATGACCGTCTGGAAGAACTTATCTACAAGGTCATGGAGCTGTCTAAGCATGTGAAGGAATGCTGTCGTGCTTTTAACAGCCATGCTCTCCACAGCAACGACATCAACCCCTATGCTACCTGTATCCGTAGTTGCCTTGAGCTCAACGAGGTGGCTGATCTGGTACTGTTTATTCTAAGCAACAACTCACCTAACACCAAGCATGCTCTTAAGTTCGCTATTGAGGTGGTAACAACTACTGAGAAAGAGTGTTTGCAGCACAAAAAGGACAAGTACTGCGAGGAAACCTGCAAACTCTGCACATCGGCTTTCAAGCAGTATAAGACCGCTCTTAAAGAACTGCACAAAGGAATTTGATGCAAAAGTTGATAAAAAGTATAAACTACTACACACTAACCCATGGAAAAAAGGTACTCGGTGGCCCTAGGGCTGGCAGATCATCTGGATCGTTTTGCGAACAAGATGGAAGAACGTTGTAAGGATCCTGTGTTTACCTATATGGAATTTTCTGATCTACTGGACCAGAAGATTAACAGCGACAAGGATTTTGTGAAGAAGATCCATGGTATTTTGGAGCGCGCTAAGAAGATCTACTTTAACATGCACGGGTTCAACTTTAACCGGTATCGTGATTTTATTCAGATGTATCGATGTGAAGACAGGTTTGCCGCAGAGAAGGGAAACATCACCAACTACGAGATGATGCTGATTATGCAGAATTTCGCTTTGTTGGAGAAAACGCAATTCTTCGGCCGGAAGAAAATGCGACGCAGGCGCAGGAAGTGGTATCTTTAAAGCACACTCTTGATCATTCGCTGGCCAATGATCACAGAATGCTCTTGATCATTTCCCAGATTCCCATCTCCTGTTGACAGTCTTTACCCGCCCATACAAAGAGAAGGAAGAGGTAGACTGTGATCATCATTATGATGGCCATTATAATCTGAAGAACTGTGGAAAGACTCATCTCACCGTAGTTGACCCATAACATTAAGCCCCATATCGCTCCAAGTATAAGGAATGTGCTTCGTGCTACAATTGGGCTACCAATAAATGTACTGTTGAGATGTAGGATTACTAAGGCAATCATAAGCAAAATCCCCCCACTTATAATAGGAAATAGGTACGGCTCCACGTATTCGTTTAAGAAGCTACTTGTTTTAGCTTCGATAGCCTCCATATAATTTATGTTTACATATTTTCTAGGGTTTTCTCTTAAGGAATCGCGTTTGATTTAGAGATTAATTTAGTAAGGAAACCCATATAAGACAAGATGCCCGCAAAGAAGAAGACCACGAGCAAGAAGACCAAGACTTCCAAGACTGCGCCCAAGAAGACTACCAAGAAGGGTGGCAAGAAGAAGACCTCCAAGAAGACCAAGGCCGCTGAGCCAGCCCCTGTTGTTGAGGAGGCTCCTGCGGTTGAGGCTGTCCCTGCCGAGGCTGTCCCTGCTGAGGCTGTCCCTGCTGAGGCTGCTGGTTCATCTGTCGATGATGCCTTTACCTCTCTTCTCGGACATATTGCTGCTCTTACCAGTGAGCTTTCTTCCATCAAGAAGGAGGTTAACGCTCTGCGTCGCCAGGTCCGTGCTGAGAACAAGGATGCTGCCAAGAACCTGAAGAGCACCGAGAAGGAGCTTGAGAAGCTTAAGAAGAAGAACGAGCGCAAGGCCGACCGCAAGCCTGGAGGAGTCAACAAGCCTACTCTGATGTCTGATGAGCTTTGCACCTTCCTTGGTATGGACAAGGGTTCCTCCATGGCTCCTTGCCACCTTACCAGCAAGATCTCCAGCTACGTCAAGGAGAAGGGTCTTGCCCTCAAGGGTCTTAACTTCAAGACCGACAAGAAGCTCAAGAAGCTTCTGAACTTCGACGGTGACGAGCTCAGCTACGGTAACCTTCAGAAGTACACCAGCCCTCTCTTCGTCCGCAACTAAGAGACTTGCCAGTCAGCGAAACAGCTGTGCTGTGTAGCTTGGAACATAGTTCCTTCCCTTACCATCCCTCGCCCCCTGCAGGGAGCAAACACATTTACGGGGAGCTTTCCAAATTATCATACGTGATAATTTACCCTAACTAAACTAGTTCAATATCAAAACCATGAGGTATGCAGCGCAAGGGATTGATATTTCGTGTAACTATACCGAAGGTTATACATCTCATGTATCCCTTAAAGTCCTGGAATTATAAATTTTATAACACCAAGACCCCTTATGGGTCTAATAAATTAGACTTCGGTCTTTAAGGGATAACTCAGTTGAGACATAGCGTCTTGTAAGAGCTCTGCACCATCTGAACGTAGAATCATAAGATTTCCACTGTATATACCATTGATATGGGCAGAGTAGCGGCGTGGACAGAAACTCGCAGAGAGCCCCAGGCCTTGTATGGGGGACATGTGCTGCACGTCGATAGAGGTCATGAAGACGCGCGCCATCTCTTGATTACTATTCATTCCTTTTGAATGTATAGTAAAAAATTAAATTATCTATTTAGAAGCGGTTAACCCAACGGTGCCACCAGTAGCGGTGTTGGCCTCCGTGAACAGGTGCGGGTGCAGAGCGGCGGAACCAGCGGTGCCAAAAGAAGTGCTGACCAGCGGGCTGACCGACGGGGGTGGTGGCCTCATCCCAAGCGTAAAAGGCGAGAACCATCAGTACAGCAACAAAGAGTGCGAGGAGAACCCAGTGAAATTCTTGCATGTTATATTCAATTATAAGATAATTTTCACAAAAGAGCTACAGAGGTAACTAGTTCAGTTGCCAGTGCATATCGTCCAGCCTCCTTCATCCTGCTGTGAGCTTTCAGAAAGTCAAGGAACGCCTCTTCACCCTTGGGTAGAGCTTTGATATCAAACGCAGTATCGTCAAATCCGCTAATGTCATCAGGATTCAGATAGAACATCTTCCTTGCCTCGATCGCCTTCGCCAGGAAATCCGCAGGCGCCTTAGGCATTGTGTCCAAGATAGGCTCAATGAAACCGTGCTTCTTCAAAAGCTTTAGTCCCTTCGCAGGACCTACACCCTTAATCCCATCCTTAACATAGTCACAACCAGACATGATGCAAAGATCAATGAACTGATCATGAGTAATCTCGAGTGATTCTAGTACCTTCTTCAAGCTGATCTCAATCACAGTTTCATCTTTTGAGTTGTACTTCGTTAGAAGCAGTGGCGCACGGTTCGTCAAAAGATCTCCGTCGTTGGACAAAACCGCATCCACTACCGACTTTGAGTTAAGTTGAGCACATAACCAATCTGCCTCATGCTTGGCTTTTAGGTACGGAATACCCATTAGATCAAACAACCTACGAACCTCTCGGAAATTTTCAAAGGTCGGTCGCAGGGTTCTCTGACTGAGCTTGTTGTGCTCCTTCTTTAGTTTAGTGATTTCGGCGTTTGCTGCGCTGGTCATCTCGCGCTTCTGTTGCTGCTGTTTAACAGCGGCATCCAGCTGTGCTTTGACAATAGCTTTTTGTGATACGTTTTTAGCGTGGACTTCTCGTCGTGCCTCCATTGTATCATCCTTGGCTTCAAGTGGTGGCCCATCAAAAATAAAGATAGGTTTGATACCGTGCTTTAGCAAAAGTGTGGCCTGCCTAGCGAATCCACCAATGTGGTCTCGTGCATACATATGTTGATACATAAAGATGCTTGTATCGACAGCCACCCGACGACCGCTATAGGCACTTAGAGGTACCTTCCTGACAGCCATCGGTGCTGCTTTCGCAAGAAATTTCAGTAGTCCTGTGACTCCCATTTTCTATTCTTTAGTACCTCTAAGAACAAAGTTATAAATCGATTCATTTTTACAAGGTAAAAAAAGTGAATTCATAAGAGTCTCAATTACTTGGACACCAATAAAAGGAAATATGTCTGAAGTGACGATTGAAGATCTGCCACCTGAGATGATCTGGCTCATTATGGGCAATCTCGAAGGTAACGATTATCGAAACGCTCTACTAGCCTCCAAAAGGTTCCACGTAGATACCAAACGACATCGTAGCAAGATACTTACATACGAACCTGTAAATGTGGTTCGGAAACAACGTGGTAGACAATACTGCCTGACTTTCATCACAAAGGGGATGAACTTCAAGTTCAGCCATTATAGAGGAGCACGTGGACAGAATAGAAATACCGAGATGTATGAGTTCATTGAGTCTGTAGTTTCCAACAGCGATCTTTGCACTTTCGATAAGCGGACTAAAAGTATTGTGATGTCTGAAGAGATCAGCTCTAAGGCTTTTACACTACTCTATTTACACTTGACCTCATCAATAAACACTTGTCATGGTATTAGATCGTGTACCTATGTACAAGGACAAAATATAGAGTTTCGAATGCTTAGGAAGACGATAAAGCATCTCAAAAAGTATCTACCACCAACCCTTAAGGGTGTGAAAAGCAGAACTAAGACTCTGTTTAAAGACCTAGAACGTCAAAAGGCGCTTAACTATACTCTCTACAACGTTAGAGATATTCAACTCCTGTTGAAACTGTTTACTCAGTTGAAACCACATCTTTGGAAGATTCATGAGGATGGTATGCTGGTGTACAGGAAACCACAGTACCATCCAAGGGAGCTCTTTAGAGATCTGATAACAAGCATTAAGGCCCAGGACTGTTACGACCTTCTGGACGTAGACTGGATTGCACTTAAGAACCTTGCTCGAGAGATAGATGATGATATTATCATCATGTGTACAAATACCCTTTTTAGATTGATGGGGGAAGGCAGGATGCTGACACCGGAGATGATTACGATAGCAATGCACTCCCGGGTTGTGTTAAAAGATCTTGAATATCCGGATACACCGACCATGATGCAACAGCTGGATCCTACTAGGACTCCGACTACAATACTGGACGACTACCTTTTGTTTATGAACCGAACCAACAAGGCTATAGTTTCAGTCAAGGACGTTCCGTGGCTAAACTACGATCGTATTCTTGACATTCTGAACACCGGTTGGGCCATGGTTTCCAACCTACCAGCTCCCGCTCTTGCTGGCAGTAATCATTACTACATCGGTGGCGGCTCTGTCCTTTGGGCAACACTTGTTTCGATGGGAAGAACCGACCTAGAGGGTTGGGAGGACTCGGATTGGGACCTGTTTCTAACAGGAACCCGTGCCGAGCTTTACCACCAAGACGCACATAAACTCCTGAAGGTGCACAACGCTTCACCCTACTCAGTCAGGATTCACAATAACATTCGTGAAGTTTTACATCACGAGTGTGTGCCCGACTTTGAAGGTGTTGTTGATGCAGACACAAGAGCAGATCTACTACAGCATATCAAGTGCTCAGGTAAAACTGTAACTTCAAACGGTGTAACCTATCCGCATCGTCATCTACAGCTAATCGGGATGTACTCTGGTATGAATGGAGTGGAACTGATTGAGCAGTACGACCTTACTGCAGTACAGATGTACTGGGATGGTAAAGAGGTTTACGCCACTATTCCAGCCCTTTATGCACTGTTACATGGCGTCTGTTATCACTACGTTGATGCTAAAGAGACTCGTGTTAAGAAATACGCTGCACGTGGTTTTCAAATGGTACCTTTACCATTTGAAAAAGATAATGTTTGCCCCACCAACTGGGGGGCCTACGGCTATACGAAGCGGGGTCTCAGTAAAGACAACAAGAGAGTTTGGAAGTGGCGGCTTGCCACTCTAGAAGATCACGTTGCAATCGTTGAAGAGGGAAAAGAAGAAGACAGTGATACTGACGACGTCGATCCCTTCCTCGGTTTAAATGATATCCCTTTGGATGACTCTGATGACCTTTAAAGCACAACCGGCTTAACGCCGAAGAAGTCGCGCACGGCATGTTTGCCCTGTTTATAAAGAAACTTCATGTCCTCCTTGCTCAGGTCGAAGTCAACTGTAGAGACATGACCGGTGTTAATAGTGATGGTTCTCTTCCAGTAGTTGTGTTCAATACGGCTGCGCTCAATCTCGAGTAGAAGCAGACCAATTATACTGCTAGAGAAGTCAACTAGGTTCTCGATCTTCTTACCACCATGTTGAATAAGATCGGTTCTCTTCTCCTCGTCGGTCACCATCTTCAGTCCAAGAGTGTGCTCGTTACCTTCCCCGAAGACATCAATAGGATAGTTATAAAGCACTCCACCGTCAACATAAACATCACCCTCTAGCTCAACAGGTACAAAGAAGTAGGGGATAGACATAGATACTCTAACAGCTTTACCAATCGGAAGATCAGGATGACTGCGATGAGAGAAGCAAATTAGTCTCTGTTTACTAAGATTAGTGCCGGTGATAACCAGTTCACGTCCAGTACTCTCGTACAGCTGTTTAAAGGTATAGTTATCGCTTCCAGTCTTATCTCTAATCAGTCCATTAACCCATGTCTCAAAGTAATCACCTTTAGCATATCCATAGTCACTAACCAGACGCGCGGCATCTCTAACTACTCCTAAAGAGTCATCAACGAACTTAGAGAAGTTAGTTTTCATCATAACCTTAGTGATCTCTTTAGGGCTGTATCCGATAGCAAGACCTGCAGCAACGATAGCACCTGCACTGCTTCCCGCAAAGCGTTTGATGTCGTCAAGAATACCTAGCTTCTCAAGCTCCATGACGGCGGCAGCAAGAGCCAGGCCTTTGACTCCACCGCCTTCAAATACAAGGTTCTCGTAATGATGGTCGATATCCTCCAGGTCGTCTACAGCTTCCGCCTCAACATCAATAGCTGCACCACCGCTCTGTTCCTGTTCTATTCCAAATAACCTTCGCCATAAACGCATCAGCCACTTGAACATATACCCTATACCAACATTTTACGTTTAGACATTGATTTAAACGCAAAGACTTGAAATGATATGCTGTGTCAATACTTTGACTAAAGGATGTGTATCTTTTAGTTGGATCTTATTAATGCTTTAGCAAAAGCTTGTGTATCCATATTATTAAATCGATATTTTAAGATGTTTTATCTTTGAGCTGTTGTTTTACAAATTAAAATAATTTAGTCTTCAAACTCCTGAGATAAATAAAAATCTCTCTCTCTGACTTTAAGGCCACGCCACAAAATTGTCATGTTTCTACTAAGATATATATAATCCTAATAATATAATTATATATAAGCAATAGTTTCCTATTAACAATGTATTATAATTATTGCAACCCTGTATTAAGATTAAAATAGTGGTATTATATTAACACTAAACATATTTTAATGAAATATGTATTACCTGCTCATCATTATTCATGCACAATCTTAACGAAGTGTATATTTATATAGGCCACATGATGCCACAACTCGTTAAAATACATGTCATACATATATGCAGTTCAGTGACGTGTACGTTTAAATACATTTGGTGGTACTACCACTATTTAATTACCCGTTGATTTGGTGTGACTTGATGTGATTTGGTGTGTTCACAGTGACTTAGAAATATGATGTAATGTAGTATATAAGATGGTTACTCATTATTGTCTACGATGCGGAGCCAATTGGTCTCGCAAAGATGTATGGAGAAAGCATCTGAAGAAAAAGAAACCTTGTAAGGCTTCATATATAGATATTGAGAGGGATGAAATTCTGAACAATTATGACGAATTTATAGATGAATTTATTGAAATGAAAGACAAGATTTATAAATGTGACCATTGTCCATTCTCAACCAAACATCGTAAGAGTTTATGGCGTCATTTAAATGATGAGGTATGTATTAGGAACAGAACACAAGTACCAACTAGTATATCTACCACTATTGGTGGTCCTGGTATAAATGGTAATAGTAACCATCTAGACGCTAGTAGTACTGTTAATGATCATAGTACTAATATCACTGACAATAGTAATACCCAAAACAATTATAATATTACCAATAACTTCGGCAAAGAGGACTTATCAGTGATGACTTTTGAGAAGTTTCAAGAAATCGGAGAATGTGCTTCAGAAGCAATTCCAAGACTTATTGAAGAAATTCATTTTAATATTCCTGGAAATAGAAATATTGATATTCCAAATGTTAGAGGTAACTACGGAAGAGTGTACCAGAACGATAGATGGGAACAAGTAAGATTAGCGCAGCTACTTGAAGATCTTTTGACGAATAATCATGATAGATTGGAAGATTTAATTACCAAGTATTCAGCCCATTTCCCCCCTAGATGGATAAGGAATATTAATCGAATGTTACAAAATATAGACAAGAAGAAAAAGTATAAGAAAGAGCAAAAGGATATGATCAAAAACGTAATCATCACCAATCGTGATTAGTTATAAATCAGTAGGTCAGTTCCTCTAGTCTCCAGATCTCGTACATGCCGTTGGGTAGAGGTCTCTTGACAACCATGGGTAGCTTTCGCTCTTCTAGCTCTTTTAGTACGATCGCTTCGGTACTGGCTAGATCCTCAGTAGGAACCATCGGGACAGCACCTTTAGCAATCTGTTGCATACGGACTCCGATCAGCTTGGTACGCTCGAACTTGTTGAGGATTGGGATTGTCTTACGTTGATCAACAGGAACTGCATCAGCAAAGACGTCTAGCACCTCAATATTAACAACCTCTGCAGTCTCTTCAGTCGACATTACTATTATAATAGGTAGCTTTATATTTCTAAATCGAAATCACTTTTAGTTGATTGAGACCGAAATCACTTTTATTTAGGTTCAGGAGCACGATCTTGAGGAGGGTTAATTGGAGCCACTCGTCGTGTGGTTGCCAGGACCCTTTTCTCCTCGGAATCCGTGCAGCATTCTATAATACGATTACCACATGCTCTCCAAGCTTCTGGCCTGACTAAGTACTTAACAAGCCATGCAAGAAACACAGTGATACTTAGTCCAGCTGCAACCATAAGCATTCCTGCAAAAAGAGATACACATGACCAGTATCTGGGGCCGTCTATACCGAACAAGGCGATCCGTGCAAACACTCCAATGCTGAACAGGATCAAAGTTACTACTACTACCAACGGATAGACAGGTAGTATCCATAGATCCCAGTTGTGATTGAATCGAATCTTTGATTCCAAACGGGTGCCGTTGAGCACAAAGGATACCATTATTGATAGTAAAACCCAGAGACCGATTACGACTTCATAATTGTATCCACGGTGAATCATAAGGTCGAAAGGCTCGTGTCCTCCCATCAAAAGGATCAGTGCAGCATTTGCTATAAATGTGGCAATACATACAAAGATCTCGTACAGATAGTAACCCACTTTTGAGCGTCTAACTATCACCTGTTCGTATCGATATTCCGCCCGACAAACTTCGCAAGTAGTAGGTACTTGACCCTCTTGATCACGTCTTTGTTGAATCCACTCTTCCATGCAGTCATTATGTCTGGGAGCTACACAGTTGCAAGGGAATACCCCTTCACCTTCTGGCACGGACTCTTGACAGATATAGCAGACCTCAACAACCATTAATCGCTGATGTATTTATAAATAGATTTTTACACTAGATCTAATTCACTTTCTTCTGTCTCATTAACAAGAACACGGATTTCGGTACGTCGGTAGAAGCATTGGTGACAGGCATTACGGTAGTCGTACTTGATAGCGTAGTTGATTGCTAGTATGATATAGACCACGATTACGGTAAGCACTAGGAGTGATAAGGCAATACCAGCCACCATAGAAATTCCTACTATAAAGTTGAGGAACCGCCAGTACTCTACTCTTTTCTCTTTGAAGATAAATTTTCGAATTACCATACCGACCCCCATGGAAACTGCTGTCAGAACTAAGATACCGGTCCAAAAAGCTGGCAACACTAAGGTATTGACGTTTTTCCAGCTAGCCATATCTCTGATCTGGATCTTCATAGAGTTGATAATGCAGCTTACAGCTATGCCAAAAGATACAGCTATAAAAACTAAAGTTCCGTTAGTAAAGATCTTCGACCAACCATCGTATCCTACAACTAGAATGATGGTGCCTATCACCATCAGCAGTGTGTAAGATGCGACACCGCAGCTACTCAGATAGACTCCACAGAGGGGATCCTCTCTGACCTCAATCCTGAACTGATAGGGTTGCTTGCAGATTTCACAAACATTCCTATTTCCCATATTGATCCATTCCTCAAGGCACGCTCGGTGTTTGGGGAATGTACAGCTACACGGTGTAACAGTGTCGTCATCAGGTCCAAGTTCCTCTCTACAGATAGAACACTCTGGCACGGAAGTGTCACTAACATCTTCGCCACTATCTTCATGACTATAAGCTAAAACTGTTTCTGAAACATTACCTTCTTCTTCCTCAAGAGAACAAGAGGTCTCTAATAGCGGGGCTTCCATCAGTTGATTCCTTTACCTCTTCTATCTTACGCGTTGTAATCTCATTCACTTTTTCACTCATAACACAGTCCATGCAGATAAAGGGTTCACGCCGACCCACAACACACTGATCACATACGTTGTTAGAGCAATTACCACACAGCTTCATCCCGCGTTGCTTCGTACGTCTAATGTGACGATATCCACAAGGTCGACATGTCCAGGTACTAGGTGGATCCTTAGTACCCTCAGCAAACCTTACTTGCTTCATGTATATCGTTATAAAACAAGTTTATAAAATGAATCATCTATTGGGGGAGGGGGGTCTCATGGGACAAAGACGCGTAGCAAGCTTAGCTTGTGTAGCTAAGAAACTGACTTCGTCATTTCTGGAGTTCCTTCTGTTAAGCGGCACTCCACTCGGTATTGCAGACTGTGCAGATGTGAAGCTGAATCATACTGTTCGACTTCTGTACAAGAACAGCCTCTTGTAGACTCTTATCACTTCGTGAAGGACACTTCTTATTGGGGCACTTCCGATGGGTTGTTCGGGGGACACCTTTGCTAAAACGCATATACTGGCGGGTGCTAGGATCGTCATATGCATCTTCGCGATGGACGGTTCTAGAAACCACAGTCTCGGTACTTTGTTCTCGATAGTCACAATGATGACATTCCTCAAACAGAAGCCCACCATCCTCTTGGAAGAATAGCATTCTTTCGCATTCTGGACAGAACTTCATTACTATTATAAACAGTGAACAGAACAAAATTCTAAATCACTTTTGTGGGGGCGGCCTCGTCCCACGCGGTACCCTCAAGGTTATCCCGGAGAGCAACCCCATTTGCGGGGAGCAAACATATTTGTGGGGAACTTAGGATTTTTTCTTGGTACGAAGGTTGAGAATGAGTTCGGCCTTTGTTTTGAGGATCGGGTTTCCGGTCTT